CCGTTCTAATGACTGATGTCTACCGCATCAAGGATATGGATCTTGCCATTATCGGCATGTGTTCGACCTGGGATAACAACACACTGGTTGAGCGCGTGGTCTATGACGGGAACGTTGTCCGAAACACGTTGATCGAGGATCACAACATGTCCTGGGACGAGGCTGTCTCGTTCATCGATCACAACATTGTCAATAGTTATATCGGTCCTGGTACACCGATCCTGGTATGGCCCATGGAATGGGAGGAAGTTCATGAGCACACAAAAAGTATTCGGTCCCCCAGGTACGGGCAAGACCACTTACCTGCTGAGCGTGGTTCAAGAGGAGCTAGCCAAGGAGACGCCGTCGAACAAGATCGGGTACTTCGCATTCACGCGCAAAGCGGCGAACGAGGCTCGGGATCGGGCGATTGCGAAGTTCCCTCACTTGAATCCGGTCAGCGACTTTCCCTGGTTCCGAACGCTTCACAGTCTTGCATTTCGGTGTCTTGGGATCAACAGCAAAGAGATGATGCAAGATGAGAACTACAAGGCGTTTGGTCAGAGCTGCGGTCTGACGATCGCTACAGAGAAAGATACAGTCGACGGTTTCATTTCGCGCGCTGATAACGCGATCCTCAACGAGATCAATCTTGCACGGATCAAGGGCCTTGATCTAAAGACGCATTACAACCAGTCCTCGCTTGATATCGAGTGGTTTCACTTTGAGTACGTAGAGCGTGCATATAGGCAGTACAAACTCGATGAGGGGCTGCTTGATTTCACTGATCTGCTTGAGCTTATCGTGCAAGAGCCTTTCAGGCTACCCAAGCTCGATGCGTTGATCGTGGATGAGTCACAGGACCTCTCGCGCCTTCAGTGGCAGTTGGTCAAGGATCTTGCCAAACGCTCTGATCGTGTTTATCTGGCAGGCGATGATGATCAGGCTATCTACAACTGGGCTGGCGCTGACGTGGATTCGTTTCTTACCTACCCAGGCGAAGTGCGGGTGTTGAACAAATCCTATCGCATTCCTGCCAAGGTCCACCGGCTTGCCGAGCGCGTCGTCAAACGCATTCGCCATCGGCAGTCTAAGGATTGGTCTTCGCGTGATGAGGAAGGCAGTATCCAAACTTATAACCATTTCGCACAAGTCGATATGAGCGAGGGCGAGTGGCTCGTGATGGCCGCAGCGAACTACATGCTTGATGAGATGCCCGAGTGGCTCAAGGGCCAAGGACTTTTGTTCGAGCGCCACGGCACACGGAGCATTGGCGAGAAAGTGCTGGGTGCGGTGTACGGTTGGGAGACGCTGCGCAAGGGTGGTGAGGTGCCGCTTTCCATTGTCAAAACAATTTATAGCTATCTGGATGCAGCGCTCATAGCCAAAGGCTATAAGACCATGGCTCAAGCGCCCGAGGATCGGATGTACTCGATCAAGGATCTGCACAACAAGTGGGGCTTGCTCACCGATGGCATCTGGCATGAGGTACTGACCAAGATCAGCGCTTCGCAGCGGCAGTACATCATTGCTTTACTGCGACGAGGAACGAAACTTAATGCAACACCAAAGATAAAATTATCCACGATCCATGGCGCAAAAGGCGGAGAAGCTGATAACGTTCTACTTTTGACAGACCTGTCTACCAAGTTTGCTAAAAGCTATGACACGAACCCCGACGACATCAATCGATTGCTCTACGTCGGCATCACGCGCACACGCAATGTCCTGCACTTGGTGCTTCCACAGAACAGTCAGAAGGGCTTTCGTTTATGAGAACCATGTCGTTATTCCCCACGCCTTCGGAGTGGGTTCCACCGTCCTCCTTTCCCGATCTGTCGGACGCCAAGGAGATTGCAATTGACCTCGAAACTTGCGACAAGAACCTGGAACGTTTCGGCCCCGGATGGCCAAGAAATGACGGCTACATTGTCGGTTACGCCTTTGCTGTTGACGGATGGCGAGGGTACTACCCAGTTGCTCACGAGGGTGGAGGTAACCTTGACCGTGGGATTGTTGAGCGATTCGTTCGACGTGTGCTTGAGCTTCCAGCCCCCAAAATCATGCATAACGCAGCCTACGACCTTGGATGGCTTCTCGCCTCTGGATTTAATGTGCGGGGTCGAATCATTGACACCATGGTCGCTGCTGCTTGCATCGATGAAAATCGATTCAGCTACGCCCTCAACGCCCTCGGTTTCGATTATCTCAAAGAGGTCAAGTCTGAGCAGGGACTAAAAGAAGCCGCCCAAGACTTTGGCGTGCATGCCAAAAAAGAACTCTGGCGCTTGCCTGCTATGTATGTGGGCGACTACGCTGAACAAGACGCTGCGCTCACACTAAAGCTCTGGCAGACACTTAAGATTGAACTTCGCAAAGAAGAAGTCGAATCGATCTTCGAGCTTGAGTCCGATCTGCTTCCTATCTTAGTTGGCATCACCAAGCGTGGGATTCGTTTTGATCGCGACCGTGCGCTTAAGCTCGTGGGCGAGATGCAAGACAAAGAAGCCCAGCTTGTCAAAACTATTCGCAAGACCTGCGGTACGCCCGTGGATATCTGGGCCGCAGCCAGCATCGCCATCGGGTTTGACAAGCTCGGGATCCAATACCCAAGAACCAACACGGGCCTGCCAAGCTTTACAAAAAGCTTTCTGGATACGCACGAGCACCCGATCTGCAAGCAAATCGTTGAAGCACGCGAGCTCAACAAGACCCACGGCACGTTCTTGCAGCCTTACCTGGACTTCTCCGCTCACGATGGCCGCATCCATCCGCACATCAACCAGATTCGATCCGACGATGGCGGCACGGTCACAGGCAGGCTATCCATGGCAAGCCCCAATCTTCAACAGGTGCCCGCCCGACACGAGATCATTGGGCCGTTAGTCAGGGGCCTTTTCCTGCCCGAAGAGGGGCAGATGTGGGCCGCAAATGACTTCTCGTCTCAAGAACCAAGGATCCTGATTCATTACGCGCATTTACTTGGTCTTCCTGGTACTGACGAAGTCGTAGGGGCTTATCGAGAAAACCCGAGAACGGACTTTTATCAGATCGTGGCCAACGCAGCGAATGTGCCACGGAAGGTTGCGAAGACGTGTATTGCAGAAGGACAGCTTGTACTCACGGACGGCGGCCTAGTTCCCATTGAAAAGGTGACAACGACACATAAAGTATGGGATGGGGTAGAATGGGTGAACCACGAAGGCGTGGTGTTCATGGGCAATAAGGAGGTAATTACCTATGGCAATCTCACCGCAACACCGGATCACGACGTCTGGACAGTCGAATCAGGGAAGATTCCTCTCGGGCTCGCAGCATCAAGATTGGATGCACTTGTTTCCACCGAAAATGCTGGGCAAGCAATTCGGTATGTGGACAGTGGTCAGCAGGGAGATACAGCGTCGGGGCAAGCATCAATACACGAAAGTGCGATGCGCCTGTGGCGCCGAGGACTGGAAGCTCTTAGACAACTTGAAAAGTGGAAAATCCGTAATGTGCCGTCCTTGCACTATGCGCAAGCAACATGCGGAGAAGGGTCATTTAGTTCTATCGGACAGACATCAAGCGTTATTGCAGGGACGAGCGGAAGAGATATTTCAGCGTTGTCTGAATCCCAAAAACGCTGGATGGAAAAACTACGGCGGACGTGGCATTCAATGCGAATTTCAAACTGTTCGAGAACTGGTGGAGTATTTGGAATCACTACATCCAGCAAGGGATTGGAAGGGGTACACCATAGATCGGATAAACAACAATGGGAATTACGCGAAGGGGAATATTCGGCGGGCCACCTACACGGAGAACAACCTAAACAGACGACCAAGAAACGTGTCTACGACATCTTAAATGCAGGTCCACGACACCGGTTTACCGTTTCTGGGGTTTTAGTTTCAAACTGTTCTTTGGGTATGATGTACGGCATGGGCAAACAAAAGCTCGCCAACAGTCTTGACCTTCCGATTGATGAGGCAGAAGAATTAATTCGCAAGTTTCATGAAAAAGTACCATTTTTGCGTGGCACCGTCGATGCCGTGATGCGCCGCATCGAGCATCGTGGATCGGGAGGCGCGATTCGTACCTTATTGGGCAGAAAGTGTCGCTTCCCGCTTTGGGAACCCACTGAGTGGGGGATCAACAAGGCATTGCCTTTTGAAGAAGCCTCCATTAAATACGGCCCAAGGATCAAGCGGGCTATGACGTACAAAGGGTTGAATAGGCTGATCCAAGGCTCTGCTGCTGATCAAACCAAGAAGGGACTGATTGAGCTTCACAAGGCAGGCTTTACGCTGCTGCTCCAGGTTCACGACGAGATCGCGCTATCGGTTAACAGTCGCGAAGAGGCGCAAGAAGCAGCAAACGTTATGGCCAATGCCGTGAAGCTTGAAGTGCCTTCCATTGTTGATGTAGAGACTGGACCTTCTTGGGGAGAGGCTGCATAATGAAACCTGTAGTCCATGCTGTTCTCCTCAAGGCGCTTCCCGCGCACTTCGGCCCGTGGTTCAAGGACCACGGGTCTTTTTTATGATTAAGAAGAAGAAAAAGAAAAGCGGTCCCCCGCGCCTGTGGTTCAAGCGGGAGAAGAAACCCATCTCGCCCTCGCGCAGGCAGACAAAACCATGGTGTACGGTGATGCTGCCGCTTGAGGCTTATGCCATGCTGACTGAGCTGAGCGATTTTCATATTGTTTCTCGCTCAACGATCGCTCACCGCTTGATCTACGCAGAATTTTTACGTACACTTTCTCGCGTAGACCCCGAGAAAGCTAAAGAAATGGAGAAAGAATTTGAAGCGCGCTTTCGTAATCCCGTTATCGAACGTGTTGAATGATGCTGAGATCTTCGTTCAATACGAAGTCCTGCCTGCTGAGGGAGGACTACCTGAACAAATCGATATTAAAACCGCTTGGTTTGATCTAGCGTTCTTAGACAGGCCTCGACGCGTCAACATTCTTGGCGCGCTGAGTGAGTCAAACCTCATGCTTTTAGAAGACGAAGCCTATGAAAATTATCGAGCCTTTCAACAGACTCAACAAGAGCGGGATCCGCGCCAACTTGAGCTACTACCAAACCCGCATGGATCGGTTGAAGCAGGAAATACGCGAGCTGGAGTTCCAGTACCAATTGAATATCTGCGCGTACTCGTTGATGATTGATAGCAAGGAGGATAACGATGATGCAACAACTAAGTGATCGATTGCGTATGCTTGCTGAGCATTTGAACGAGGAAGATGCTCACCTGCTCATGCTTGCTTCTAACCACATGGAAGCTATGCGCGTGTGGAAGATTCGTTGGGCAGAGACGGAAGAAAAGTTACATAACTTACATCAAATGCATGAGAAACTACTGAGGGAATACAATGAATACAGAAGAGAACACGGGGACTGATGACTTTCCTATCAGTCCTGAGCAAATGAAGTGGCCGTTTAGAACCGAAGAAGAACAAAAAAAGATTATCAAGTGGCACAAAAAGCAGCAAAAACGTAGTACAGTACTTGAAGGTGTCGAAGAGGCACCATTCTGATACAGGAGAAAGAAGATGGAAGAACGTCAATGGAAGTCTGGCTCTGATGTCCTAGCAAGGTTTCGTAACCAACCTGCTGCCAAGACGCTTACGCGTTTTGATTTGCGTGGTGCAAAGGAAATTGATGGCCAGCCCGTCGAAGCAATCGAGTACAACTTTCGTGGTGTTGGTCTTGCTGTCAACATTAAACGAGAGGTGCGCGATACCTGGGTCCCGCCGTCTGAGGATCCTTTTTACAAAGCCAAATGGGCTTTTTACAAAGCACTATTTTCAACAGGAGAATGAACATGGATAACGAACCCGTTAAAAGAGTCTCACCGCTTAAGGGCCGCAAGCTCGGTCCACGCAAAAAGCCTTCGCCTTTAAAAGGCCGCAAGCTCGGCCCACGCAAGTCCAAAGTAGTCCTCCCCTTGGGCTTGTTTAACGTGGCACAAAAGGCTGCTCGGGAATACATCGCGATTGCAGGAGGCGGCACGCAAGCGCCTGACTCGGTGGATAAGTTGCTTGCTGAGCGGGGCAAGAGCTACGGCAGCTTTGTCTCGCTTGCCAAAACAGCGCAGGAGTTTAAGAGCTTGCTCTACAGGGAGCTTGGCTCAAGGAACAAGCGCCTTGCTGATGATCAGGCCGAAGCACTGGAGATGATCATCCACAAGATCGCACGCATTATCAATGGCAATGCAGACATTGCCGATCACTATCTGGACATTGCAGGCTACGCCAAACTTGTTGGCGAGCGGCTGCAAGGCAGGTCGTTATGAAACACGATGTTGAACTAGAAAAGACCATTGACGAGAGCCAGCAGTTGCTGACCAAAGCGCTTGATCTTTTTGATGACTATAACGCTGACACGTCAATGTACGTATTGAGCTGGTTGATGGCCAGTCATGTGCATTACGTTGTCGAGCACAAGCTCATGGATGAAGACAAAGCTTTGAAGATGGCCGCTTCACTGGTTCGTTCAGCCTACGTGGCTCAAAGGGAGGACGATGATGACTAAGGATCACGAAGCGATCGTTCAGGTGATCAAAGTAGCGATTGATCACCATGACTGGCGGCTTGTGCGCCACCTCACACGGCTTATCGAGATGCTGGATGCAGCTATCGATGATGATGACAAAGACCCACCTTTTATGGAAAGACAATCATGATGACGACTAAAGTTATGGCGATCACGGCTCCCGAGCCTGTGTTCGTTTTAAATGGCATGACATACCTGCCGCACTACAGCAAGCCATGCTGGGTGCAGCCAGGGGCTTTTGTGACGACCTACAACAGCATTCGGAAGATGGATGAACATGAAGAGGATAAAGGCAAACGGCTCTCTGCCTCAGAGCTCTTTGCTCTCGGGGCCCAGGTCGAAGAGCGGACTTTATGGCCTCGTGAGTGGACAAAGAACTGGCAGCAGTGGTTGAGACCGTAGTCATGAGTCCGGCTTACAAATTTGCGATGCTCGCGGCGTGGTTGGAGGGCTACGCTGAGGGCCTTCCTGACTACTGCACGAATGAGAAGTTCAAGATCAAAGAGGCAGCAGAGTTGCTCATGGAGGTCTACGAGCAACGCATGAAGGACAAGGAGGAGTGGAAGCAACACGCAGGAGATAGGGCATGAACAATGCCGAGATTCTCAAGCTGGCTCGGCGCACGGGCGTGCTGCTTTCAGGCAGGCCCGAGCATGAAGAAGCGGTCAAACAGTTTAGTAAGCAGTTGCTTAGCCAGTACAAGGCGCTGACGCCGACACAAGAGCGGTACTTACAGGCGCTTGATGACTGGATGTCGCTTGCGGGATTAGCCAAAAGTTTTAGTTGTACGCCGCAAAATGCGCTCAAGATGATACGAGCGCTCGAGGCAAAAGGTCTGGTTGTTAAGACGATGCTCTTTCGAGGGGCTTGGGCGTTTTACTACAGGAGAAAGTTATGACTTTGATACCAAAGGAGCGTCGAAAGCAGATGATCTTCGATTACCTGCGCGGGCTCAAGAATCCCGTTACGGCAGAGCATGTCGGGGAGAAGTTCAAGATCACCAAGCGCCGTGCTGACCAGTTGCTGGTTGAGTTGGCAGCAGACGATTTAGTCATTAAGACAAAAGGCTACAAGCAGCAAGAGGTGACCTGGAAAAAGACGATGGTGATCTGCTTTGCAGTCAAGGATGAATACAGAACCTACAAGAAACGAGAACCTAAGGTAGCGAGGGCTTGGCACGATCCATTTGGACTGGGGACGAGAACATGAGCGAAAACAAAAATGCAAAGACACCAACAGATGGTGGACCAGCGTTTCCCATTGCACATTCGCACCTAATCCAATCAGGTATGTCCCTGCGCGACTACCTTGCAGCCAAGGCGATGCAAGCACTGGCGCAGGGGAATTATTTTGATGCAACCGCGAGGCAGGCCTACATGATTGCAGACGCCATGCTGAAAGCGAGGGAGCGATGAGCAAAGAAGCTATGCAACTAGCGCTTGAGGCGCTGGAGAAAGTAATCACTGCGTTTGGATCAGGCTTAACGCTACAACAGAACGCTATCACCGCCCTGCGCAAAGCACTAGAGACAGAGCAAGAGCCAGTTTTGTGGCTGAAAACTTGGTCTGATGGGTCTGTGTCTGTCCTAAAAACTAAGTCGCATGCTTTTGCTGACCATGAATTAGAACCCCTCTACGCCGCACCACCAAAGCAATGGGTTGGGCTGACGGATGAGGAACTCAAGCCGTTATGCGATGAAAACCCCATTATGTTTGGCGCTTACACCGTTGACTTTATTCAAGCCATCGAAGCCAAGCTAAAGGAGAAGAACACATGAGCACAGAACCCGAAGCCTTGCGGCTGGCTGATGCGCTGGACGCTGAGTTTGTGCAAGGACGAATAAGCAATAGCACGGGCAGGGAATCAGCCGTCGAACTGCGCCGATTGCATGAGGTCAATCAGGATCTGCTGAAGGCACTCAACACGATCCTCAACATATGCTTGATAGATAACGGGCACTGGGCCAAGACGATAGAACGCGAGGCTCATGAAGCCATCGCCAAGGCGATTGGGGGTAGGGCATGAGTGAAAACAAAAACGCAAAGACACCTGCGGACGGGCCTGCGGCAAACAGAGCAATGACGCTAGAGGAAGTGCAACAGTGGATTACCACCACATGGATAAGGTGTCAGGACGAAGTTTGGCGGCAGCTACCAACACCCAAAAAAGTTTCAAAAGATGATCAAGAGCCGGTGGCGTGGATGCACAACGTTATTGAAGGTAATGTCATCACGCACATGCCCGCAGACATTGGCCGTCATCCTGAGCGATGGACTGCGCTTTACAAAGACCCTACGCCGTGCAAAACATGCGAGTCACTTGCTATGGCAGTAATGAACGATCAGACATACCACGAAAAAGTAATTGCAAAGCGTAAGTGGGTTGGGCTGACGGATCAGGAAGTAATGGTCGCTGCATATCAAGCAGGATTTGACATTCATGAGGATTACGAAAACGAGGACGACCCAGAAGCAATGCACTGGTGGACACCTGATGGTGAGGCTTGTGACGATTCTTTGCTGAAACTGCGTGACCTTATCGAAGCCAAGCTCAAGGAGAAGAATCATGGATAGAGAAGCTATTGAAGAAGCGATAGAGGTGCTGGAGGATGCAAGCGCAGAGATGTTGACGGAAACAGGCGATGAAAATTACTACGTCGAAGCCATCGCCGTTTTGCGCCAAGCACTAGAGACAGAGCAAGAGCCTGTGGCGTTTATTAATGTGGAAAAGCAAAAACTTGAGTGGGCCAAACTTACATCGTGGCATACGCCAACAATAGTAAACCTGCCAAAGATTCCACTCTACACCGCACCACCAAAGCAATGGGTTGGGCTGACGGATGAGGAAAAAGAAAAATTGGTTGAAACATTTTACGGTACAGACATTCAGCGTCTTGAAGCCGTCGAAGCCAAATTAAAGGAGAAGAACACATGACACGAGACGACATTATCAAGATGGCGCGAGAGGCTGGTTTTAACCCAGTCTCATACACGGACGCAAACCTCGAATTATTTGAACGCTTCGCCGCGCTTGTTGCCGCTGAGAAAGAGAAGCAGATCATCGACATCCTTGAGCGACTGCAAGAGCGAAACGAATCGCACACCTACTACAAGTATGCGATCAACGTCATCAAAGGTGAGATATGACCCAAGAAGACATCATCAAGCTGGCGCGGGAGGCTGGGCTGGCAGAAGGTATTGCGGACGGCTTGAATGGGGAGTGGAAAGCCGAAAGAGAGTTCCTTGAACGCTTCGCTGCACTTGTTGCGGCAGCAGAGCGTGAGGCGTGTGCGAAGTTGTGTTTAGAAGAAGCGAATGAGGCTTATCACCAAGAAGCGTTTTATCTACCACGAGGCAATCAAGGGCTACTGCGTATTGCTGAAGGTGCTAAACGGTGCGCCGAAGCAATCAGAGCAAGGGGTGAGCAATGAAACCCTCAGACATGATCGCAACGCTTGAAATGATCGGCTGGAGTCGTAGAGGGATTGCCCAATACGTTGGCGTCGGCACACCTACGATTAGCCGGATGGCTACTGATCAATGCGCTAATCCAAGATACAAAACAATGGACGCGCTGCGTGAACTGATCGCGTTACCAATGCCAATTAACAGAGCAAGGGGTGAGCAATGAACGTATTTAAGTTAATAGAAGATAACGGATTGACCCTGCACGGTGACATCGAGCACTTTGCCGAGTTGATTAGACAAGAAGAGCGTGAGGCGTGTGTGAAGTTGTGTGAAGAGCGGCAAGAAGTTTTTCAAAAGTATTACACCAAAGGTCTTGCAGGAATGTGTGCGGAAGCTATAAGAGCAAGGAGTGAGCTATGAGTGGCGATCACAACATGTTCCAGAAAGCCACCTCTTATTTATCTGGTAACGCGTTTTGGCGCACGCCAGAAGAAGACCCACCGCCCATCGGTGTGAAGATGTTGTTACTAAACCCCGGCGGTGTGTGCATCGTTGGCACGTGGGCTGACTGGGCCGTGGCCTGGGCACCACTGCCCAAGGTCCCAGAACATATCAAAGAACTACTCATGAGGAAGAGCACATGAACGACAAAGAACTCATGATCTCTTACGATCTGCCCGCGCTGGCAAGACAAGCTGGTATGCGGATTCAAGAGGTAAGCCCCCACTACGTACGCTTTCACGCCGATCTGGCAAGCATGGAATCCTTTACGTTCGATGTCAGTGAGCGTAGGCTCGATCATTGCTTGAAGATGCTCAGACAAGCGGGCTATGACGACGCTGCGGACTATTTACAGGGCGTGGGCTGACAAAGTACGGGCTTTATTTGTTGCGGGTTGTACAGCAGGGGCACTAGCATGGCAGATGCAAGCGTGTCCTTGTGCGGCGTTCAGTGAACGTGACGCTGCGACATCAGGCATGAGGCGGGCATGCAATCTGCCTCTCCCGTCATCTTTAATCACAAGGAAATATCCATGGACGTGAACGCACTATCAAAGCTTTCAGAGGCCGTTTTAGATGCTTTTGGCTTTCAAAAAGAGGTACAGGTCCTCTACGTGACCCTCGCCGATGGACAAAAACTGGTCTTCCTCGGACCCGCTATGACACAAGACGATGTCGAGGGGGTGCAAGAGATCACCTTTGGTGAACACGTTCACGCGGCGGTCCTTTCCTATACCAGTCAGCGGCATCGGGCGGTGGAG